GTATATCACAAGGCTTTGACGTTCTTTATATCACCATGGAAATGGCTGAGGAAAAGATTGCGGAACGCATTGATGCGAACCTTCTGAACATTAAACTTGATGACTTGCATTTGATAAGCAAAGAAGATTATGAAAAGCGTTTTCAAGGTGTGAAAAGTAAAACACAAGGTAAACTAATCATCAAAGAGTATCCAACTGCAAGTGCTAGTTCTATGCACTTCAGGTCTTTGTTGAATGAATTACAACTGAAAAAGAGTTTTCGCCCAAAGATTATCTTCATTGACTATTTGAATATCTGTTCTTCATCTAGATTGAAACAGGGTGCGAATGTGAATTCATACACCTATGTTAAAGCTATCGCAGAAGAATTGCGTGGACTTGCTGTAGAATTTAATGTGCCAGTTGTTTCAGCTACACAAACTACAAGGTCTGGTTTCAGTAACTCTGATGTTGACTTGACTGATACCTCAGAATCTTTTGGTTTGCCTGCGACTGCTGACTTTATGTTTGCGTTAATCAACACGGAAGAATTAGAACAACTGAATCAAATTATGGTCAAACAGTTGAAGAATCGTTATAATGATCCTAGTGCAAACAAGAAGTTTGTTATTGGTGTTGATAGGGCTAAAATGAAACTGTATGATGTAGAAGATTCAGCGCAGTCTATAGTTGATTCTGGTCAGATTCCAGATGATAAGCCACTGAATACTTTTGGCAATCGTGAGAGAAAGTTCAACTCCAAGTTTGAAGGTGTGCGTGTATAGGTAATTTTTTCTATATAAATAAATGCATTAAACAAGGAAAATAATAATATGGCAGACGAAATTCATAAATTCAATAGGGGCGATGCCGCCGAGGGTATTTTGGGCGCCGCTCTTGTTGCAAAATTTGCAAATCGTCCAAAATCATTAAAAGATAAAAATGCACCAATAACTGTGCAAATGATTGACCATGTTTTAGACGAATTTTTTAAAGTTAATCGTATGATTGAATTTAAAGTTAAAGATATTGTTGCCGTTAAAAGTACTTATGCAACAGATGTAATTCAATTTTCTATTGCATTACCAGAAGCGGCCGCCATGTTATTGAGTAAAAAACAAAACCGATCCGTAGTAAAAGATTTATATGATTCTGCTATATTATATGTTGAAAAAACATGGACGGATGATGTTATTAAATTTGCGCTAAATGGACAGATTGATACAGTTAGAATTCTATCGGACGGTGTTGGTGACCAGAAAGGTACAAAGGCTGATATTAAAGTTACTATTAATGGCAAGCCATATACAAGACAAATTTCTTTGAAAGTGGCTGGAGGCGAACAGTTTGCTCAAGTGTCTGGAGATGAATTTGAAAAACAACAGAAAATTTGGGAAGAAATTCTTAAATTAGATATATCAAAATTAAAAAATGCGTATTTAACAGAGATTAAAGATTACGACAAGAAAGAATTATTTTCAAGTCGTGAAAATGCTAGATTAAATGAATTTAAAGATATGGTCAAATCTGCCGCAGCCATTGTATACAAAGAAGCGGCAAAACAAATGCAAGCAAAAATCAATTCTGAAGATAACGCATTCTTTTTAAACTTAACAAAGTTAGTTTTTGAGGGTGCTACAAAAGGTGACGCATCAATTGAACTTGTTAAACTTGAAGGCAGTAAATTTAAACAATTACAATTTAATAAAGATTTTACAAAAGTTTATACTGAGCAGTTGAAAAAAAGCAATTTAAAAGCAAAATTTAGAGAAACCGGTGATCCATTAGTTCAACTCTACGCTGGTTCTGAGACTAAATCAAATTTATTGTTACAAATTCGTGTCAAGGTAGAAGCGGCATCATCAAACAGCAAAGGTGGTAAAGTTTATCGTCCCTATATGAGAAATTATGTTGAAGCTGGTCCCCTAATGTTTGCACTATTAAATTGAATATATGAAATTCACAGAATTCCTAACAGAAGGCGCAAAGAAAGAAGGCGCTAATCTTCACCTTGAACATATTGAGGATGAAGTATTAAATCGTGGTGTTGCTGGCGCAAGAGATGCGATTGCATTCCTTCGTTCATTGCGTGATATGCTTGCTGGTCATGCAGAATCAAAAGTAAATGTCACTACAAAATGGGATGGTGCACCTGCTGTATTTGCTGGTATCAATCCAGACAATGGCAAATTTTTTGTTGGTACTAAAGGTGTATTCAATGTAAATCCAAAATTGAATTACACAGATGCTGATATTGACAACAATCATCCATCGGAAGGATTGAATGCTAAACTAAAAGTAGCATTGCGTTATCTACCAAAACTAGGAATCACTGGCGTTCTTCAAGGCGATATGATGTTTGCTAAAGGTGACTTAAAGAAGCAAAGCATTGAGGGTGAATCATACATTACATTTCAACCAAACACAATCGTGTATGCTGTGCCAAGTACCAGCGCATTAGCAAAGAGTATGATGGCCGCTCAAATGGGTATTGTATTTCATACTTCATACACTGGTAAAACTTTCAATGATATGAAAGCATCATTCAATATTGATATCAATCACTTGAATACAACCAAAGATGTTTGGTTCCGTGATGCTTACTTCATTGATGCATCTGGTACTGCATCGTTTACCGACCAAGAAACTAAGGATGTTACATACTTGTTATCTCAAGCTGGTACGATATTCCAAAAACTAAATTCAATGTCTCTGAATAGAATTTCAGCATCAGAGAATCTTCTTGTTCAAATTAAGACTTTCAACAATACCAAAGTGCGTGAAGGTCAAGCAATCAAAGATACCTACAAACATACACAAGAGTTGATTAGGTGGGTTGAAGCTAAACTTAACAAAGAAATTCTTGATGCTAAAAAAGCAGAAACAAAATTGAAACGTCAAGCAGAGAAGAATGAGATTATGCGGTTCTATCGCAACAATGCAAGCGAATTGAAAAACATATTTGACTTGATGAACATGCTTGTAGATTCAAAGAACATGATTGTGAAGAAGTTGCAAGGTATGAAACAAGTTACCAATACATTCTTACGCACAGATGATGGCTTTAAGATTACAAATCCAGAAGGTTTTGTAGCGGTAGATAAACTAAAAGGCAATGCAGTTAAGTTGATTGATAGACTAGAGTTTGCACATGCTAACTTTAATGCCGCAAAGAATTGGAGCAAGTAATGGCCGATAAGAAATTTGACTTAACGGAGATTATGAAAGAGTATGGTGAAGATGATTTTGGATTTACCGCTACAAACGAAGAAGAATACAATTCGGTTATCGCTGAGAAAGAAGAAACTGTAGAAGAATACAAACAACGTTTACATGAAGTTGAAAAACTTGTATTACCATTTCTAACTAAACTATTGAAAACTGCTGACCAACCAATCATCAAGTGGCCAAACCGTAAAGCTACACTTGAAACTCAGATACAAAAGATATTGAATTTGACAAGAGGATGAAATGAACAATTTCAAAGAACAAGCGAAAATAAATGAAGCATCTTATGCTGGTAACATTGGCATCATGGAGTTAATTAAGTTCAAACAAAAAGCAACTCCAGAGCAAAAGAAAAAGTTTGATGAATACCTTGCCCAAAAGAAAACAAAAGAAGTTTGGGAACTTGTGCAGAAGGTTACTGGAGTGCAACTACATAAAAGTGTGCATGAAGAAAAGAAAGTACCTGATGCTGACATTTTACCACCAGCTGGCGCAGGTAATGATGGCACTTCTATTTTGGCAAAGAAATACAAGAAAGACACACCAGGTCAGTAAGACAGATATATATTATTAAGGAGTTTATTATGAAAGATTTGATTATCGGTGCAAGTACCGGATATACTTGGGACACTTTAAAGTATTGGGTTAACTCAATCAATCAGAGTGGCTTTGATGGTGACAAGGTTCTAGTTCTTATGAATTGTGACCGCGAGACTACAATGAAAGTAGCTGACGCAGGTTTCACAATTATAGGATTTGAACAAGATGCACAAGGCAATCTTGTGTATAAACATGAAGGAATTCCCGTTCATGTTGAGAGATTCATCCACATCTATGAACACCTATGCCGAAATGATTATCGGTATGTTATTACCACTGACGTTAAAGATGTTATCTTCCAGAAAAATCCAATTAAGTTTATTGAAGAAAACATTGAGGACAAGAATCTAATGTTTGCTTCCGAAAGCATTCTGTATAAAGATGAAGCATGGGGCAATCAAAATTTGCTTGAGACTTATGGTAAATACATCTATGATAAATTCAAAGATAATGAAATATACAACGTTGGTGTTCTAGCAGGTACTGGTTCAGCTATGCGTGATTTGTGCATCAATATTTTCACGGCTGCTATCAATCGCCCAATTCCAATCTGTGACCAATCTACATTCAATTTTATGATTTCACAGCATCCATACACAGATACATCAAAGTATATGAAGTCTGAAGATGGTTGGGCATGTCAACTTGGTACGACTGGCGATCCAAGTAAGATTGAACAATTCAAGCCACATCTATTAGAGAAGACACCAATCTTTGAAGATGGCAAAGTATGGACAAGTCATGGGCACGAATTCACTATTGTTCACCAGTATGATAGAGTACCAGAGTGGCGCAAAGTAATTGAGAAGACATATGGTTGATGGTATCTTTTTTATTTCTTCCGCTCTGAATGTCAAGCAGTTATCGGTATTCTCAAATGAGGAAAGATATCAGCAGACGGTAAACACAGTCAAGTCTATTGACAAGATGTGCCCGAATAATGTAAAATACATGTTTGATACATCATATAAGATTCCAGAAGCAAGCTATCTTCAAGGCATGCATGATTTAGGTGTTAAGTTTTTGTGGACTGGTTGGAATGACCAAATACAAAGATTATCTGAACAAGGTCAAAGAAGTTTGGCTGAAACTGTAGGCTTCATTGCAATGCTTGATAAGTTTTATACCGAAAAGATAGAAAGCAAGAGAATTTACAAAGTCTCTGGTCGTTATTGTCTAAACGATAACTTCACCGTTGACCGAGAAGACTTCAAAGATTCTTTTGTATTTCTACCGACAGTTGATTCATGGATGTCCAAACAACATCAAGAACATGCTGGAGTAGATAGAATATTTGAGTTAAGATTGTGGCATATGGACTACAATTTGCTTGACATTTTTAGAAAAGAATTGTATAATATACTTAACGATATGATGAAATATAATATTGATGTTGAGCATTCTTATTACAAGAATCTAAACAAATACAAGTGGACAACAGTTAAACCTATAGGACTAGAAGGTGTTATCGCACCAACAGGAGCAATTATTAATGAGTAAGAATGTTTTGATTACTGGTGGTTGTGGCTTCATTGCCCACCACGTTATTGATTTGTTGATTCAAAAGACAGATTGGAATATTACAACTTTAGACAGACTGGATTATTCTGGTAATCTAAATCGTCTACATGAAGTCTTGGAGAAATATGATGCACAAACTCGTAAAAGAGTTAATATTGTATTCCATGATTTGAAAGCAGAGATTAATCCTCTTGTAAATAACTTCATCAACAAGTTAGGCAAGATTGATACGATTCTTCATCTAGCGGCATCATCACATGTTGATAGGTCTATCACACATCCAATGGAATTTATTCAAGATAACACTATTGGCACTGCACACTTACT